CTTGCTAGCGGTAACTACCCAGAACTATTTGGTTTCATTCTGGGCGCTGCTGGTAAAAGTACAGCTGAAGCATTATTAAGTTTGGCCCGATCAAGACTTCTTGGTTTAGTCAAAAAGGAGAATGAAGATGCTGCTAATCATAAGTAAGACGGCATTGGTATTATTTCTGGTTTCGTTTGCAATTATGGTATTTCACCCAAAAATTAGATTACCAAAGCACATCGATTTTCTCTTGATGCTGTCAATTATTTTTGGGGTAGCCCTCTTTGTAAAAGATGACTACTCACCCAGCCCAGCCGGAACTCTTTTTTACACCACGGTAAGTATTGTATTCGTACTTTTCACCCGACAGCTTTATATCTGGGGTAAGGAGGGTGCACGTCCTAAATTTTTTAATACGGATAAAGATGATGAACACCACTCAAATTAAAAAACTTCAAAAAGCTGTTGGTGTGCATGATGATGGCATCATTGGCCGTGGCACCTTGACCGCTGTATTTAAAAAACTAGGTGCCAGTCAAGCGCGTGCTGAAGAACTTGGCCTGGCTGCCAATGTTCACATGCGGACCTATGGCATCTTGGATAATTCACTTCGCTTTATTCACTTCCTTGCACAGCTTGCGCATGAGTCTGGTAACTTCCGCTATATGGAAGAAATTGCATCAGGTGCGGCGTATGAAGGCCGAAAGGATTTGGGTAATACGCAGGTAGGAGATGGAAAACGGTTTAAGGGTCGTGGGCCAATTCAATTAACTGGCCGTACCAACTATCGTAAGTATGGTCAGCAGCTTGGCATTGACTTTGAGAACAATCCTGAAGTTGTGGCCATTCCAAGCATCGGTCTTATGGTGGCCTGCAAGTTCTGGTCTGATAACGGCTTAAATGCCTTGGCTGATAAAGACGATGTGTTGACCATTACACGCCGGATCAATGGCGGTACGAATGGTCTTGCGGATCGCAAGGCGCACTTATTAAAATTAAGAGCACTTGTTTAATAAAATAGATAAATGCCCTCAAATGAGGGCTTTGTTTTTTACTTTAATAAATAACTCCTCAATCCCCACCCAGATTCCTTCCTAAAAATCTCTCCATTCTTAACTGTGTGCTCTATATAAAAGTAGGTCCATGTTTTCATTTTAATCCAACCTATTTGCAATCTCTGATGCAGTTGCATTGTAATAAATCATCAGGCTTCTTAAATCCTTATGACCAATCATCCGCGCCAAATCCAATACTTCTAATTTCTGAGCAAGTCTTGTGCATGCTTCATGTCTTGAGTCGTGAAAATGTAAATCTTCAATTTCACACTTATCTCGCAACTTTCTCCAAAGTGTATCAAAGCTCGAATCTTTCACTGTAAAAACCTGATGACTGCCAACACCTTTCATAAGCTCAAGCAATTCAACAGCACGCTTGGACAGGGGTACATGTCGTTTTGTTCCATTCTTGGTTTCATTCAAAGTCACATATCTATTCTTTAAATAAACCCGGTCCCAAGTCAGGCCGCGGATCTCACCAGCACGCATTGCAGTTTCAATCGCCAACAGGAAAGCAATCATAATTTGCTGTGTAAAATTCTCAGGTGCATGATCATCGAATTCAGCAGCCAGACAGAGCCTGTAAATCTCATCCTCTGATATGCGTCTATCTCGATGTGCTGGTGGTGGCGGCATCTTTAAATCACTCATGGGTGAATCATAAACCCACTTCCATTCCGTGCGCGCTACTGTAAACAAAGCTGACAGGATATTACCCTCACGTCGTACCGAGGCCGGCTTGACTGTTTTTAGTCTGGTATCACGCCACACCACAAAATCATCGGTGGTAATTTTGGCAATATGCTTTTTGGCAATCTTAGGAAAGTTTCTCTGGAATGCTCGGAATCTCTTAATCTCTGCATCACAGCCTTTGTGCTTTGGACACACTTCTTCTATGTATCTATCAATTGCACAATTTAATGTATAATCAGGAAGCTTTCCGCGTGATAACTCTCTTAATTCAGTTTCACGTTTTGATGCCCATGCGCGAGCCTGAGTCTTAGTATCGAATGTCGCACTTTCCCGAGTACCATTCACACTAATCTCAACTCGCCAAGCATCACCCCTTTGTCGAAAGGTGGCCATAATTTTTCCTTTAAAATGTTGTGGCGTAAATTTGGCGTAATCAATATAGAATGAATAATAGGGAATAATAAGGAAACATTAAACTATTGAATTAATGAGCTACACTTAAACCTATAAAATTAAAGAAAAAATAAGGAAAACTAAGGAATAGTAAGGAAACCGCAAATTTCGGAAAGTGCCCGCTGAGCGCACCACTACTACCCATAAAATCAATAACTTATAATACCTTTGGCGTAATTCTGGCGTAATCCATATTTTAATCAAGAAAAACCCCGCTATATTTTGCGGGGTCTGCCTACTGCTTTTTTTAAATCTTCCGGTCTTTCACTCAGCCAGTCAGATAATTTTTTAAGGTTCCATCTTCGACCTTTTGTGGTTTCTGTAATGTATCTTGGTTTTGGAAAACCTTTTAAGCAAATAATGGATGATTTGAAATACACACCACCATATCCTAAAAATTCTGCCGCCTGATCATCTGTCAACCAAATGTCTGAAGGTGGCAGGGCAACAATAAAGTTACCCATATTTGCCATTGCTGTCATTGATTCACCTCCAATCTTTTACCTGCTTTGATTTCTGCATCAGTGGCGTGTCTGAATTCAACCAAGTTAATCCAGTGGCTGCCTATATCATCCTTGGTTATTTGATAGAACTGATATTCAGGTTTATAACTATCGATAATAATCCAATCCCCAGCCTCAAAAATATTGTGCTGGCGGCGGTATTCTAAAGCCGCCTTTTCTTTGAGTTGCTGCATTAAGAGTTGATTTTCTTCCCAGGTAATTCCAATTTGATCAGGACTTCTCACGACACCTCTCCCAAAGCCATCACCACACCGCTCGGTAACTTGCTCAAATAGCAGGTGAACAGGTGATACAACTTATCCGCATTACTCTCATCTACTGTGATAATCCCGCCAGTGCCGCTTTTAACTCGTTGACGTGACCAGCCGCGCATGTGGTATGTGAACTCATTGTCATAATCCACCGCGTTTAAAATCGCATTGAATGAGCCAACATCACCGGCAGACCATGTCTCAATATATGGCTTGTCGCGTGCCACGAGGTTATCGATCTGAAGCTGGGCGAATTGCACATTGGTTAATTGAATTTCAGTCATTGGCTTCACCCTCACTGATCATGCTTTTATATTGCGAAGCGGTTAGCTCCATGTGTGGCAGAGCAATGTTCACAGTCGAATCAATGTAATAAGCATTACCTCTTTTCGTGTAAGAGATACTTGGTCGGCATTTTTCATTGTTAAATAAAACCGACTTTAGGCCGTTGTAATTCACACCTTCCAAGCCTTCCATAAATTCAGAATAGAATTTCTTATTACTTTTGCGCGGACGTATTTCCCAGCCTGTTTTGTATTTTTCACTTGAAACCTTGAACTCTTTTTCTGTGTCCAAGTGAAGTGGATATTTTTCAAACCAAAAACAACTAAACTCAAGACCGCGATCCAACGAGTTAAAGACATAAGGCGTGTCAGCACCGTATTTTTTCTGCAAGGCGTGTAACTTTGAATCAAAAGTGTTAATTGGCTTTAAAGCTTCATCAAGTTTGGCCACAGATCCTGCATCTGTTATTTCAAAATACATCTGCATTATTTCTGCTCCTGTGCTTCACTTACATTGAAATAAGCATTAATTTCACAAGCCAAACTATGCGCATACCCTCTTGCTTCATAACATTCAGGACAGCCATATTCTTGAGCGCAATTAGCCATGTGTCCCCATTGGCTCATTTGCTGAGCGGAAACCAAAACAAACCCTTCCGGCACCGCTTGGGCTTTGGCTTCCTTCCACGCATCCCATGCAATCTTTTCTGACGCATACTCAATATTGTTATCATATTGAGCAAACCATTCCTTAAACGCTTTATCTTGAATATCCATCACGCCACCTCACCAAAAGGTTTATATTTCTTAAATTCTTCAAACAACTCAGTCGCTGCTTTATTCAAGCGACCATTCGCCATAATCATTACGTTTCGCGGAAAGCCTTTGCCTGTAGCGGTGTTATAAAACTGTGCACCGCCAGCGGAAATCACGCATTTATATCCAAGATAGGTCAGCCAAATCACAAAGGCTTCGCTCATGAGTGGGTGAACACGGTTGTATTTGTTCATGCCGCCGCCTCCTTTGGGTTCAGCTCGCAAATGATCTGATCAATTTTTTGATTAAACCGAATCACTGACTGCTCAATACCCGCAATATCCAAATCCTTTGCAAATACTCGAATAACCACCAGTTGCAAATGCTCAGGCAGACGAGGGTCATAACTCACAAAGTCACACCACTTGCGACGAGTGCAGGCCAATTGCCAAGTAATCTGCGGCACATATTCGCTCGGTACTTCTTTGGTCAAGATGGTATTTAAGTGAGTCTGGGAACTTGGACACTTCACTTCCAATTGCCCGTCTTGATCAACCAAACCATCAGGACTGGCACCGCTCATTTTGATAACCGGATGATCAATCAGACCTGTGCCAATTACAAAATTACCGGTTTCATTTTCATACGCAGCAATTGCATAAGGTTCCTGATCAATACCCCATTGCATCAGGCTATTGGTTTTGGTTTCCTCCTGAACGCCAGTAAGGCGCTCAGTCAGAATAGTTAGGGTTAAAGCATTGTGAGCTTTGCCTTTAATTGGCTTTGCATCCACATCCTTAATGCGGCTGGCAGTCACTTTGCCGCATCGATCTGCATGCCAATCTTCACTACGCTGGAGAATGGTCATAGGTTTCTCCTTGGCGTGATAAGGCTTGGTCTGCGAGTTCAGCAACCGCTTTTAAATTGATTGAATGGGTGGTCCAGAAGTAATTCTTGCAGTTGCCTTTCGGTAGAGCCACATAGGCTGCTTGCAATCGACTTGATCCGAACTGTGCTTCATTTTGAAGATTAGCCAAATGTTCGTTTTCAAACTCTTGATAGCCTTCCGGCATGGCTGTTTCATCAAAACCCTGAACGGTTTTTACTGCTCCACTTTCATTGATTCGTTCCGCTTCATCCTGATCATAGATACCCACAAAGCCAAAGGCCAAACGTGCACACTGAATCAAGGCTTTGTGGCGTAAGAACCGCTTCGGGTGTGACTGCCACGGTCCGGCAAAACTATTAGCACCCATTGGCTCACGATAAACCTCATCAAGATATTCACGAACAATGGTAGGGCGGTCACGATCTTTCCGGTAAATAAGGCAATCAACCCATTCAGGACAATCAACCTTAGCTTTATTCATGCGAACCATATTTTCCGAAAACACAAACTCAATGCCGTTCAGGTTTGGATTACTATTAATGATGCGCGACCAACCATCCACACCAACCACAGGGATAATGCCTTTGCTTTTATCTGGGAATGCGTAGATTTCTTTGGTCCACGGATTTAACTTGTACTGGCTTGCAACAATCAGCAGCGCACCCATTTGCTCACGTGTGATTTGTGTTGATGACTTAAATGCCGTTTGAATCAAGGTTTGCTCAAGTTCAGCAGGGTCAACATTGTGCAGACCAAGCACAGCAGAAAGCTGGCTGATCTGAGCTGTAATTAAATTTGTCTGTACTGGTGCATTCATATTCTTATTCCTTAAAATTTGATCGAAACGTGCGGCACTAGGCCTTTATTGATTGCATTCAGAATGGCTTTGCCTGATCAACACTCACGCCAAGAT